AAAAGTAAATTATATAAATGTTTTTGAGAGAAGATTTATATAATATTTTTTTGTTTCAATGATTTTTATAGATAAAGTATATTATTGTTTCAACTATTCTTTTTTCTCTCAAAAGTAAATTATATAATTCTTTTTTGAGAGAAGAGTGATTAATATTTTTTTGTTTCAATGATTTTTATAGATAAAGTATATTATTGTTTCAACTATTCTTTTTTCTCTCAAAAGTAAATTATATAATTCTTTTTTGAGAGAAGAGTGATTAATATTTTTTTGTTTCAATGATCACAATTCCGCTTGTAGTCGGTTTTTTCCCTCAAAAGTAAATTATGTAATTCTTTTTTTTCTCTCGAAAGTAAATTATATAATTCTTTTTTTTCTCTCAAAAGTAAATTATATAATTTTTTTTTGAGAGAAGAGTATTAATATTTTTTGCGTAGCAAAAACACCCGACCACAAGCGGAATTGTGCGTAGCAAAAACACCCGACCACAAGCGGAATTGTGCGTAGCAAAAACACCCGACCACAAGCGGAATTGTGCGTTGGCTTTCCGTTTTTTCAGGTATTCGCAAAAGGAGTCTATGATTCCGAGATAAGCTCTTTCGTATGAAACAATTCGTTCAAAGTTGTGTTAAATAAATCTACAAAATTATCCTTACACAAAGTCATTATTACTCCGTGACACATAGAAATAATAAGTTGTATTTTAACAAAATCGTCACTTGGATGTAATCCCAATTCTAATAATTTATTATTATTTGCGTAATTTTTTAATTGTAAAATACATTCATATATTTTAATTTGGTCAGCATTTTTTGTTTTTTGCATATCACCAATAACATCAGTTAATATTTTTATTATATTTTGTAAATGTTCTTCAGGTAATTTATTTATCAATTCAAGAGGTTCAATTAACCCCGATTGTAAAATTTTTTTAGCAATAACGCTAGGTTCAGTAGTAAATATTTCAATAATTATGTCAAATACCATTTCTTTGAATTTATCATTTATATTATAAACAATACCAAAATCTAAAATACCAATTTTATAAATATCATCATCTTTAATAAATAATATATTTCCATTATGTAAATCACCATGAACATGACTATGCATAACAAAGGTAGTGAGAATAAATTGTATTAATTTTATTGCAAAAAGTTCATTATCTTTAGGATCGATATTATTAATTGTAAGACCTTGTATATATTCCATAATAATTACATTAGGGAATTCATCTGTTACATCTGGATATGAATCAGGAATTTGTATATATTTCAAATTTTCACAATCCTTTTTTGTTAATTCCATATTTTTAATTTCTTCATAAAAATTTGTTTGTGACTTGACAAAACAAATATTTTTACGAATTATAGATGAAAGGTCATATTTATCTATAGAAGATATAAATGATGTGCAATAAATAAAAAATAATAAGTTGTCTATTGATTCTTCCAATATTAAATTAATATTCCGCCTTTTAATTTTAACTACTATATTTTGATTATCATTAACAGCCTTAAACACGAGAGAAATCATTCCAGAGTTTATTGGCTTTAAACTTGAGAATTTAATATCGTATTTTTGTTGTAATTTAAACAATGTTTCGTAATCAATATCTTCATTTGTGTAAGGCACATTATCTGTAAATTTAATTAATTCATTATTAATAGTTTCATCAATAAGATTATTATTCATTGCAATTGCTTGAAAAACTTTGACATATAATATATTTTTTTTTGATAGTATAGATGTTAAATTATAAATGGTTTTTTTATAATTTTTAGTTATTTTATAATACATAAACTGCGTAAATATTGTAAAAAATATTATCAAGATGAATCGGATTTGTTTAAATAATTTATAAAACATCTTCGTAATAATATATTATAATATAATATTGTCTATAAATTGTTTTACATTATATAATATTTTTACAGCTATAGATGCCAGTATTTTTTCTAAAAAAAGTGGTATATATTCTCTTGTTTCATTTACATAATCAAAATTCAAAATTGATTTGATGTTTATTGTATGAGATGAAATTATCTCACAAATTATAACTAATGTGTCAATATCTATCAGCTCAATATCCTGTGAAATATATTCTGGTTCTTCATAAATTGTAGTAACATTAAATATAATAATATTTTCTTGTCTTGTAATATTTACGTTGAGATTTAAGTATTTTTGAGTAACCCCCATATCTTGAAATAAATTTTTTATTACAATTATAATTTTAGCTTCATTCTCATTAATTTTTTCTAAATTTACAAATTCATAATATTGTTCATTTATATCAAATAATAGTTTTAATAAATCTAAATTTATCAATTTATCAATACTATAATTGTCATTTTGAAATGACAAAGTATTTGAATATGTCCCTTGATTTAATTTTATGATTTTAATACCATTTTTATTTATTATTGTTATATCACTATCAACCATATATTTTATTTACAAAATATATTTATATTTATTACTAATAATTTACTTACATAAATCAGGAAATCCAAGCCAATACCTTTTGCTTTGCGAAGGTGGGAACAGGAAAGGGATGGGGAGTTGGAAAGGGATGGGGAACAGGAAAGGGATGGGGAGTTGGAAAGGGATGGGGAGTTGGAAAGGGGTGGGGAACAGGAAAGGGATGGGGAGTTGGAAAGGGATGGGGAACAGGAAAGGGATGGGGAGTTGGGTTTCATGATATATTTATTAATAATAATTTGCGTAAATAAATATATGTATGTATGTAAACAATGATAAATACAATAAAAGATAATACTTCATCAGTAAAATGTAGAAAATATGTTCCTGTATACCCAGATTTATCCCCTTCAATTAATAGTTTATCTGTTAATTCATCAGTTTATGGTATATTTACAGTTATAACTATAGACGGTGACAATTTCAGTATTTTTGGTCCGATGGGGTATTCAAGAGTCAATTTTGGTCAATATAAAGGTTTATCTGTATCATTTTTAGGTTCAAAAAGATTATCATTTGTAGTTCCATCAAATGCTATTGTTGGAACATATGGTATTCAAGTTGTTAATTACATATATCCAAAATCTCTATATTCAAATACAGTAAATTTCAATGTTTTGTAAAAAAAATCAGTTGATAAAATAATGTTATATTTCTCTCCATTTGTCTCTAAAATTTAGTAATCACCATAATATATTTTTGGCATAAAATCCATTAATACCTTCAATACTACTAAGATGTCTTCCGTGATACAACGCTCGTCGTTTGTCTGCGTAAGCCTTGCCTTTTTCTAAAATATATGTAGGATAATCTTTATATCTATTGTCTCCAATTGAAGCAATAAGTTTATCTTTTTTGAATACATCTATTTTCTTGTATTTTATGGTGGATGGTTTTATTGTAACACCTAATTGTTTTGCTTTTTTTTTACTATATGCTGTTATTTCATACATATATATATACATATATATATTTATATTTATATTTATATTTATTTTAGTTTATTTTTTTTCTCTATCGCTGAACATTCAGATCTTTTCAACATAGTAGAACTCGAAAAAACATTGAAAATATTTTTTGTTGTTTATCAAATATCTAAACTTACAGTATTTTTGTTAGAATTGACACGTCGTTTGCTTTTTTTAGGTAATGTTCCATCTTGTAAGTCTTTGAGGTCAGATATACTTATTGTACTAGATTCATTCGCATTTTGCGGTGGTTGTTGGATATTAATTGTTTTTGTTTTAAGTCCGGATATGATGTCAGAAATATCAGAAGGTCCTCTCATTTCATTTCTTTTAAAACTTTTGTCATTATTGACTCTTGAAGATGTCTCTCGCATATTGATTCCATCATCAACAAAACTACTTCTTCCCATAGATTCATTATTACCGGGTCTTGATTTAGGAATATTAACATTTTGTGTTTGCATAGGAGGAGGTAAATTATCATTATTCATAACATTATTCATAAATCCGCTAAAATTAGGATTCGTTTGTCCCATTGAATTTACAGCTGCTGTTTGGAACGATTTCATAAGGTCTGGATTTTGTCTAAAAACATCATCCATACCAGGCATAGCTGATTTAAACATTGTATTAGTCATATGAATCATCATAGCGGAACCGCCTAATTGGAAAAGTAATTTTAGTTCTGGTGACATTGATGCTTTTGATTTATATTTATCATGTAATTCGCCGAAAATGTCATCGTAATCAGTAATATTTTCATTAATTTGTTCGCTCCATCCATCAAGTTTAATATCAAAAGGGTCGAAACGACTATTCAAAAATTCCATACCATTAATCACAGCCATAAGCATATTGCCTTGAAATTTTACTGAATTAGTTTTTGTTTTTTCATCCATAATTGTCTCATATTCGCCTTGCATTTCTATAAGAGAAGATTCCATATCATACTTTTTAGATAAATCAACGCCTTTTTTTTCCAAAGCATCAAGTTTTCTAAGATATTTGAATTTTTCTTTTAACATTTCTTCTTTTGATAGTTTGGGTTCAATAGGTATATTTTTATCAGGATTTAAAGGTATATTATTGAACTTACCATACCCATCCCACGTTTTAGAATCGTTGCTACTTGTATCAGCAGTAGATTTACCAACAGAAGGCTCGTCATTGAATCGTACATATGATTGTTTATCGTCTCCAGAACCAAATAAATCAGATTTACTCTGAAATGAACTTGTAGGAATATCACTAAGATTATTCAATTCATTCTCTAAATTATTCAAATCTTCTAAATCAATATCACTTGTAACTTTAATACTTTCTTTAACTTTATCGTTCATCAAGAATTCTAAACCCCCACCGAAGTTAGATGATTTCTTGGGCTCGTCGTTCCAATTATCATTAATATCAAACTCTGAAATTTCAATCATGTCGTTCATTTATTATTCATTAATTAGAACATATAATTTTAAGTCTTACGAACAAATATATATATATATTTGATTTTTTGATAAATTAGCAATATTGATGAATTACTTTCAAGTAAATTTATACACTTGAATATTTCAAACAACACTCCGACGTTTTAAACCGACGAACATTTTAAACGGCACAGATGTGCCGTATTCAAATCGTTTTGTCAGTCAATACCTTGATATTTAAAAATTTAATTATACTGACAAATGCATCTTAATAACAGGATGAGGATTATATTCAGTAATTGCGAAATCGCTAAATTCAAATGAATCAATATCCGTTTTTTCTTTATTTATTTTTATTTTTGGAAATTTTCTTGTATCACGCAATAATTGTTCTTCAATAGCAGTAATATGGTTAAGATAAATATGAGCATCGCCAATAGTATAAATAAAATCACCAGCTTTAAGACCACATACTTGTGCTACGATATGTGTTAATAATGAATAACTTGCGATATTGAATGGAACACCTAATCCTAAATCTGCAGACCTTTGATACATTTGACACGAAAGTTCGCCTTTTTCATTATCAACGAAGAATTGGCAAAACATATGACACGGGGGTAATGCCATAAGATGTAAATCAGAAGGATTCCATGCAGACATAATAATTCTTCTATTACAAGGGTCTGTTTTAATTAATTTGATACATTCAGCAAGTTGGTCGAAACCTTGTCCGGTATAATCAGTATGCATATCAATATATTTTGCCCCAAAATGTCTCCATTGGAATCCATATACCGGACCAATATCACCAACTTCTCTTTCCGTCAAACCTCTTAAATCGAGAAATTCTCTTGAACCATTAGAATCCCAAATATGAATACCTTTGTCAAATAATTCATTAGAATTAGTCGAACCTTTTATAAACCAAAGCAATTCTTCAGCAACTCCTCGCCAAAATACACGTTTTGTTGTTAATAATGGTAAAATATTATCACTCAGAGAAAATCTCATTTGAACACCAAATTTAGATAAAACACCTGTTCCTGTTCGATCAACACGTTTGATACCATTATTAATAATATCACTACATAAATCTAAATATTGTATTTCCTCAAGGTTGAATTGTTCTCTTTCAATGATAAGCGTATCAACAGAATTTGTATTCATATATTTATTTATCAAAAATATATTTTTAAGTAATAAAACAGATAAACATATATTATGGTTGTCAGGTATCTCTCAAATAAGCCTGGATAACATATATTATGGTTATAAATTTCTATTATTAATAAACCATAAGCCTTGCAAAAATGAATCAGCAAGGTCATCTTTTTTCTTATGGTTATTAAAATATTCTGTCATATTATCTGATTTGAATTCGTCGTTTAATTTTTGATAACAAATAGCTATACCTAATTTTTTCCTATCACTGTATTTAATTTTATTTGTTTTATCACAATCCTTAAGTTTATTAGATGCGGATACAAATTCAATATTTGTAGTATTGTTAGTCATAATAAAGTATTGTGCTATCATTCCTTGAATTGTTTTCATTCGATTTGCTATTGGGCTTATTTGATTTTCAATCACAATATGATCTATTATTTCTGCAAATTGTTTTTCACTTGAAGAATTAGTTTCAATAAATGTTTGTTCAAACTTATATTTAATATTACGTCCAATAGTAATCAAATCAGTCTTTGATGCATTAGTTGCGATAACTGTTTCAAAACATTTTTCTTGAATATAATCATTAATCAAAGAAAGTAATTGTGCCTTTTTAATTGGTATAGTATATATGATTTTATATTTATTAGCAATATCAATTAGTGTGGAAATTTTCTGTTTTTTAATAAATGAAAGTTTTAGTTCATTATTCGGTATTAAAAAAGGTTGCTTTTTTGAATGTTTTATGCAAAAACATTGATGATTTTTCCTAAACTTTACAACTTTATCACATATATTTTTGTCATCAACGAAATTACATTTTAATGTATTTTCTTCAGAAATATTAATAACATCCCATTTTATAATTTTGTATTGATTTTTTACTGTTTGAGATAAATTTGTTAGATTATTATTATTAATTCTCTCAAATAGACAAAAAGCCAAGTTTTTAATTCCCACATCAATACTAAGAATTTTCATTTATAATAATTATTGATTAAATAGTCATTATATTGTTTTTTATAGTAACACTGTTCAGAATAATTGTGATTATCCAATATATCTAGATTGATAAAATAGAAATACATGTCGTTAAAAATTTTTAGGATTTATTGACGGCGAAACCATTCTCGCATTCAATTGTTCTCTGGTTAAGTAAGGATTTTTCAAATCACTATTACGATAACCAAAACCAGGTGTATTCGTATCAAATGTATTGCGGAAAGTGAAAGGAACGTTAGTAGATGGTGTAGTACCAGTTTGTGTATGTGGATCTAATCCTAATTCGTAACATGCTTCTAATGAATTATATTTCATAATATGTAATCCATTCTTTTGCATATATTGTCTGTAATCCCAATTAGATTTTATTCCTTCTTGATTTTGAATCCTTTGATTTATGACGGCTTCAGGTTGCCATGATGCATAATTGCGTCCATCAGCCATTATAGGAGGAAAATTGAAATGTGTATTATTAGAAGCACTGTAGCATTGAGCCCAAGACATTATATGTATATATTCATAATAGATAAAAATAAAGAATAATATTATTCAATCTCGAGTAATTTTAATAATTCATGTTTTTTCAATTTTGATGATTCATCAACAATTTTTTTTTCAACAACAATCATTCTGAGTCTGTTGATTGATAATTTTTTATAATTTGTTTCATCCAATTTCATTTCTTCTAAATTAGAAATATTAATAGATTTCAAGTCATATATGTTTGAATTTTTATCATTATCTGTATTGATTATTTCATCTTCATGATAATTTTGCAAAGGTTCTAAATCTCCGCCAGATGGGTCCAAAATTTGTTCCGATTCTTCCAATTCTTCCAATTCTTCCAATTCTTCCAATTCTTCCAATTCATTGTTTTCAAACTCATCATCACTATAATTATCATTTTTATCTTCTAAATCTCGTACCCCCCCCATATTAAGAACTCTTATATTATTATTTTTCTCTCCAATTTCAATTATATCTAAACATTCAGCTTCATCATCTGCATCATCAGCATCATCATCATCTACATCATCATCATCATCATCATCATCGTCTGCATCGTCATCAGCATCAGGATCATCAGAATCATCATCTGAATCATCACCATCAGCATCATCAGAATCAGAATTGTCATCATCAGAATCAGAATCAAGTTCTATATTAACTACACAATTATCATCATCATCTTCACAATCAGATACATCAATCAATTTATTAATTGGTAAAACATTAGATTCTTTCATAATTTTTAAATCTCTTGTATTTCTTACATTATGTATTTCGTCAGCTAGAGAAGAGACAAGGCTTAACATAGAAGATATTTTGTGATTTTGTTGTCTTATTTTAGATTCAATAAATACAACTAATAAAGATACGATTAATGTAACTATTCCTAAATTAACAAAAAATGAGAGAGTAAATATATTTTTCAAAGAAGACAACATTATACAAAATATAATAAAATTTATTAATTTAACTAACGAATCGTTTTTTATTATCAAAGAACCTTCAACGTCTTTTCATCATCTTTTCAACGTGGTATGAAGTTGAAAAGAATTTCGTCGATGATTCTATGAACAAATTGTTTATTGTTGTCTTCGTTCTAATCTTGATAATGCTTTTTGTATAATTTCTTTTGGGTAATTCATATCACATAAAACACTAATTCCCCCTTTGACCCGAGATATTCCTTTTTGTAATTCATATGTGTATTTAATTTTATTATTATTATCATCTAAAGATTTCATATTAAAATTTAAAATATCTTTATTTTTTTTAAGTATTTTACAAACTTTGGTGAAATGTGTAGTTAATAAACACGAAACATTTTTATTTTTTACTAAATATTCCATAAATGATGTAGCACTACTAACTGCTTCATCAGGGTTAGTTCCAGAGTAAAGTTCGTCAAATACGCAAAAATGATTATGACTTTTGTCGTTATCAATACTATCTATAATTTCTTTACATCGTCTTGCTTCCGCTTGAAATAAACTATCGCGACCAGATGTGTCAGGTATATTTAAATAACAATGTAAATATTTATATGGAGATAGTATAGCAGAATCGTAAAACCCAAATCCGAACTGTTGTGTAAGTATAATGTTAATAATGGTGGATTTAAGAATAGTAGTTTTACCTGAAGCATTAGCCCCAGTAATGATTATATTTTTATTAAATTTAATATTATTTTTAACAGGATTATCATTTTTCAATGGTCCGTAATAATTATTTTTAAAACAATTTTTTTTCTTTTCCGTAGTAAATTGTGCAATATTAATTTTTCTCTCATTTATATTAAATTGTAATCCTTTAATACAATCAATATAACCATTAAATCCGAATGAATATAAGAAAGCTTCTTCGTAAGATTTGTTTTCATAAAATTCGTAAAAACATTTCAATACATTACCAACTTCAAATACTTTTGTGAAAGACAATTTATATTCAGTTATTGAAGAAATTTTAGTTTTGAAGTCATTTAATATTTGTATTTTTTGATATAAAATATTATTAAATTTATGATAAGTAGAAAGTTCGTTTGAATATTTTAGAAAATTATTCATAGATGCTATAGTATGTTCTAAATATTGATTAATTTGAATGAAATGAGTATGTATTTTTTTCATATTACTATTAAATCTAATACATGACAAAATGTTTTGATATATTGAAAAAACATAAAATGCAGCAGATAATAATAAATATACTTTTTGATTCAGTGTACTATTATTGAAATTTGTGAAAAGTTTGCCGATAGCATGATGCGAAATGACAATTTTTAGAACATCTATATACTCAACCATTGTTAAATTTAATCCTTTCAATCTAATTATAAAAAAAGGAATAATTAGAATTATGATTGGTAAAAATAGAGAAAATATTGGAGAAGCCATGTTGTAAATACTTGAAATTTGTAAGAATTGTTCGGATTTATTAAGAAATTCCCACTGTTTCCAATCAACATAAAAATATTTATCTTTAAATCCATTATCTTTTTTCACTTCATTCCAAATATCAACTATATTATTTAATTTGTATTCTTCAGTTAATGGGGAATATGTAGTAAGTATATTTTGTGTCTCTTTTAAAAATTGTTTGTCAGTAGTATAATATTCCGAAAATTGTTCTGTAATTTTATCTCTAAAAGGCGAAAATGTTTCTTTTATTTCATTTGATGAATCAAATAAAAAACTATAAATAGGATTACATGAAATATCAATACTTTTAATAAGTTCTAAATCATTTACAATATTTGAATTTATCACAACTTTTTCGTCATTATAATAAATTGGCAATTTGAACTGGTCGTTAAATTCTATATCGGTCATTTTATTATATTTTGAAATATAATAAAATTTTTTTACGAAGCCGTATATAAAGTTTCTATTTTTTTTTTATAAAAGAATATTTCAATGTACCGAGAGAGAAAACAATCCTCTTCGTAAGAGGGGTTAAAACTTATTAATAAAACCCAGATCTGAAGGCATTTCCATTATTTGTGTAGAATAATGTTGTTCAATCTCCTTAAGATTTGCCGTATCTCTTCTTGTAATAAAATTTATGCCTACACCTTTTCTTCCCCATCTTCCACTTCTTCCAATTCTATGTAGATAGTTGTGAACACACTTTGGTATATCAAAATTGATAACTGTACTAACTTGTTGAATATCGATACCTCTTGATGTGACATTTGACGAAATTAGAACCCTACATTTACCGTTTTTGAAATCATTAAATGCATTTTCACGATCAGTCTTTTCCATATTACTATGAATACAACAAACCGGAAAATCGTCTTCCTTCATAGCATCGTATAAATCAGCAACTCTTTTAACACTATTACAATAAATAATTGATTGAGACATTGATATAAAAGAAAATATATGTTTGAGTGTTGCGTATTTTTGTCTATCATCCTCGACAGCTACATAATATTGAGAAATACCTTCGAGTGTTAGCATTTCGGTTTTGATACTAACTTTAATCGGGTCACGCATAATTTTATCTGTAATGGTAAAAATATTTTCTGGTAATGTAGCACTAAATAAAGCTACTTGTATATCATTGCTAAAATATTGAAAAATATTATAAACTTGTTCTTTAAATCCAGAAGACAATAATTCATCCGCTTCGTCAAGAATAACAAGTTTAATTTTATCTGTTTTAATTTTTTCACGTCTAATCATATCAAATATACGACCAGGACAACCGCAGATAATATGAGGTTTTTTATCAGACGACCCAAATCCTTCATAAATAGAACTCCCGCCATATAAAGTTTTTATTATTAATCCATTCATCATACATCCTATTGTTGAAACAACAGTTGCCGTTTGTATTGTCAGTTCTTTTGTTGGTGAAATAATCATTACTTGGGTGCTATTGTCATTCAAATCAATTTTGTTTAATGCTGAAATTGCAAATGCACCAGTTTTACCAGTACCCGATTGTGCTTGAGCAATTATATCTTTTCCATTAATAATCGGTTTGATTGATTTTTTCTGTATGGGACTTGGGTTTTCAAAACCATAAGCATATATACCTCTTAAAATATCTTTGTTAATATCAAGTTCGTCCCAAGTCGTAAATTCATTAGACATGTCATCCTTATCTTTTTTATCATTATCTTTTTCATCTTTATCTTTTTCATCTTTATCTTTTTCATCTTTATCTTTTTCATCTTTTTCATCTTTTTCATTCTTGTTTACAAATTCTTTATCAATAGTTGTCATTATTGTATATATAACTACAATAAATGTATTTAAGTTTATTTTAATTTATATTAAAAAAAAATTGATATAAACATTATGTGTTTATATATAATAACAATAATAAAAATGTCGACCAATATGATATATACTCTTCAAGATATTAATAATATTATTTTTAAAGGATTCGATATTGTGTTACCTGAAGAAACAATAAAATTCATATCAAACTTATCATTACAAGTTGGTTCTCCTACTTATATAAAAACACCTGTATTTCAAAAGAGAGAAAAAAATATAGAAATTCCAAAAAAAAAGTCAGGTAAAAATAATAATCATGAAATTGCTGAAGATTGGGATACTATACGGTCATTTCAATCAACAAAAATTGATCAAAAAATAGGTTTTGATGCTCAAATGGACACTATACGTTCTTATTTAAATAAATTATCAGATAAAAATTATGTTCTTAATAGAAATAAAATTGTTGATGAAATTAATAATATTGATTCTGATAATATGATAAAAGTTAGTTTATGTATATTTGAAATAGCATCTACAAATAGATTTTATTCCAAAATTTATGCTGATCTTTATTCCGATTTAATTTCCAATTATGAACCTATGCGAAAAATTTTTGAAGAAAGTTTTGATAAATTTATGGATTTATTTGATGTTATTGAATATGTACACCCTAATGATGATTATGATGGTTTTTGTAAAAATAATAAGGATAATGAGAGAAGGAAATCACTGAGTTCCTTTTTCGTTAATCTTATGATTAATAATATTATTACAAAAAAACAAATTATTAAAATTATTACAAATTTATTGACACAAATTACGTGTTATATCACACAAGAAAATAAAAAAAATCAAGTTGATGAATTAACTGAAAACTTATTTATATTATATAGTAGAGATTTATTTGAATCTATTGATGATATTTGCTTGATTAATGGTACGCCTATTTTGGAGGTGATAAAAACTTTCTCAAACAGTACTTCAAAATCATATCCAAGTTTATCAAATAAATCTATTTTTAAGTTTATGGATATCGGTGAAAAGTAATAAAAAATATCATTATAAAATATAGAATGGTATTATCAAAAATTAATACAACTATTAGTTATCCAGAGTTAAAAATTGTTGATAATAATGATTTACAAAAAGAATCAAATTTATATCAAGTTGAAATAAAAGGTGTTGATGTTATAATTGCAGTTGGTAATTCTAAAAATACTTTTGAGTCTACAAATATTCTTTATTTTCCTGTATATTTAGTTAAACATAACAATAAAGTTATTCAAATTGGTGTTTATGAATTAGAAGCAAGTAATTATATAAGCTTTTTAGATGATATGAATAATTTAGATGTTGAAAAACTTAATCAACCTCTTGTATATAATTTTGTGAATAAAGAAATGTTGTCTAAACTTGGAAAGAAAATTGATGAACCTTTAAGCGATAGTAAAAAAGATATTAATAGTTTTGAAGAAGTGGATTTGAATGATGAAGAGGATTTGAACGAACAAGAAGAAATATCTGATAAACGAAAAGATATATTTATTTTGACAAAAGGTATTCCTATAAGACCATTATTGAAAGAAGAGACCTCAAATGTAGCTAAAAATATTAAAGATAAATATCATATCGATAAAAATGATATATGGATAACCAAGTTTATGAAAAACAACAACTATTCCATTGTTGATAATGAAGGAGGTGGTGATTGTTTATTTGCAACAATTAGAGATTCATTTTCAAGTATAGCACAACAAACTTCTATTCAAAAAATACGAAAAAAATTAGCAAATGAAGCAGATGAATCTTTATTAACAAATTATAAAGAACAATTTGATATGTATAATACTGTAATAGTCAATGATACAAATAATATAAAAAAATTGGAATTAGAATATATTAGCTTGAGAGAAAGATTTACAAATGTTTTAGACCGTAATGAGAAAAAAATTTTGTCTGAAGAAGCTAAAGTTGTTAAAGAAGCACACGATAGATTGGTCTACGAGAAAAAAGTTAGTGCTAAAATATTAAGTGAATTTAAATTTATGAAAGGTATTGATACGCTTGAGAAATTCAAAAAAGTTATACAGAGTTGCAGTTTTTGGGCAGAAACATGGGCTATTTCTACATTAGAGAGAATATTGAATATTAAATTTATAACTTTGTCAAGCGAGTCTTATAAAATTAGCGATTTGAATAATATTTTACAATGCGGCCAATTAAATGACACAATTTTGCAAAATCAAGGTTTTTTTAATCCAGATTATTATATAATTATTGATTACACAGGCAATCATTACAAGTTAATTGGATACAAAAATAAATTAATTTTTAAATTTAAAGAATTACCATATGATATTAAAAAAATGGTTGTTGAAAAATGTATGGAAAAGAATGCTGGTGTTTTTTCAATTATTCCTGAATTTGATGAATTCAAATTAAATATAAATAAAATTAAATCGGTTGTTGAAGATATTCATGAAGATTTTTTGGAATCAAGGTTGAAGAATTTGTATCGTGACGACATTGTTTTTTCTTTTTATAATAGATCCAATGATAAAAAATTATCTGGTAAAGGTAGTGGAGAGAAAATTCCAAATGAATTGTTGAAAGAATTCTCAACATTAAATACTATACCTGAATGGAGAAAAAAATTAGATGACTTATGGCTACAACCTTTTACATTAGATAATCGTAATTGGAATAGTGTGGAGAATTATTATCAAGCATCAAAATTTAAACAAACAAATCCGGGTTTTTATCAAAGTTTTTCAATTGAATCAGGAAGTGACATATCAAAAATTCCTTTGATGGCTAAAGGTGCAGGAGGACGAAATGGAAAATATCAAGCCAATTTGGTAAGATCTAAAGATATTGAAGTAGACACGGATTTTTTCAATGGAAGAGATAAAAAAGAACTTTATAATGCTCAATATGCAAAGTTCACTCAAAATAAAGATTTAAAAAATTTATTAATACAAACTAAAGACGCAAAACTTGTAGAATTAAAAAAGGGGAGAGAACCTGTTATTGCGGAAAATTTAATGCTAATTAGAAATAAATTAATAAGAGCAAATAGTAATTTGTAAACCCCGTAGAAACTTTAGATAATATATCACAATATTTATTATTCCTTTTACAGTCAATCTAATCAACAATTTGTTCCAATAAAATCCATTTTTGCTGTAACATTATTTGGGCAGCAACCAAATCGTGTTCCTGAACAACCACCTAAAAACGGGTTTGTATCAGGACGAATTGGAAAATTTTTACAATTTGTTCCAATAAAATCCATTTTTGTTGTAACATTATTTGGGCAGCAACCAAATCGTGTTCCTGAACAACCACCTAAAAACGGGTTTGTATCAGGACGAATTGGAAAATTTTTACAATTTGTTCCAATAAAATCCATTTTTTCAGTAATTCCGTCAAAACAACAACCATTCTTATATGACATACAATTACTAATAGTTGGCGGGTAAATAATTACATTTTTAATAATAATCAATAACAATAAAACACATGCTAAAATAATTATAATTTGAGTTTGTTCCATTATTATATATATATAAATGTATTTAAAATTATATTTTCATATATTACAATGAAATTTACAGAAAAAAGTAAATTATTAATGAATTTTTTCAAACGAAAAAAATATATCAATAATGAAAACAACACTAAACGAACAAATAACATATTAACAGAACTTTATAACGAAATTTTTGATTCTTATGAATATTTACAATCCATAAAAAAAAATAAAGGTGATAAATTTTATAATTCAAATATAAGAAAAATCAATAATGTCTCTCAAATATCAAAACCATCTACTTTTAATTACAAACATTTTCCTCAATCAATAATAAATCATATAGATGAAACATCGATGAATGAAATTATATATAAATTTGATATATTTGAGAGAAATATAAAAATTATTTTTGTTATAGAAGACATTACGGTTGAAAATAATATTATTAGTTTATATAATGATTATGTAGATAAAATAATACAATGGTTTTATATTTTGAATGAATACGATACTAAACAATGTTCTAAAAGTATTGTAATATATTTATACATGACATCACTTGAAAAAAAAATACCTAATTTAAAAATTAATGTTCTTGATGAAACAAATATAAACACAGCATTTACAACAACTTGTATCGTAGATTCTGAAATTGTAATTTATAGAAAAGAAGAATGGTTCAAAGTTTTAATACACGAATCGTTTCATAATTTCAATATGGATTTTTCAAGTATGAACACCGATTTATGTAATAAATGTATATTATCAATATTTCCTGTAGATTCAAATGTAAACCTATATGAATCATATGCTGAATTTTGGGCGGAAATAGTAAATGCATTGTTTTGTAGTTTTATTAGTTTAAAAAATAAAACAGATTTAGATAGATTTTTAGAAAATAGTAATTATTTTATTAATTATGAGAGAAAATATAGTTTTTTTCAATTGTCCAAAGCATTAAATTATATGGGTTTGAAATATATTGATTTATATGATGATACTGAATATAGTGAAAGTCTTAGGAATACAATGTATAAAGAAAAAACAAACGTGTTATCATATTTCGTAATAAAAACAATTCTGATGAATAATTTTCAATCATTTTTATATTGGTGTAAAACGAATAATTTGTCTCTCATGCAATTTAAAAAAACAAATGATAATCAAATTGAATTCTGTAATTTTATACATAAAAAATATAAATCCAAGTCCATGATAAAAAATATTGATTCAACAGATTATTTATTGAAAAAAATAAATAAAACATATATTCAACAAGCCGAATCAAACCAAAATATCGATTTTATTTTAACAAATATGAGAATGAGTTTATGTGAATTAGGGTAAAATCTTCGTCGGTTTAAATTTTTATTCTTCTTGTAATTTTATAATAATTTCTTTTTTTCTTTTTTCTTTTTTTCATTTTTTTTGTTTTTGTCTTTTTAATATATTTTCCACCTAAAATATTACAATTCTTACCAGTTTTATCACAGTAATTCAAAAGTTTTAATAAATCATTAACATTATTATTAATATAATAATATATTATAGAATCTATTTGATTACAGGTATAATCACCTCCAATTCTCCTACAATAATCAGGTTCAACTATGTTTGTAATATATTTAATTAAACGAGGCGTACAATCAATTCGTTGCTTTGTAAATACTCTCTCAACAAATGATGTGCAATTTAAATTATCATTACTATTTGATGTTGAACACAACGAATAATTAGTTTTTAATTGTAATATCAAACACGAAAATTTACCGTTTCTTATTCCTATATTATTAGTTGTTATATTTCCGATTAAAATGTTTACTGACAAAGTATTATTCAAAATATCTTGAATCTTTTTAATATGTGTAGTTGTAAATATACCTATATCTATAATTTTATAATTATCTTTTGTAATATCAAAAATAGAATCTGGAGTATAAATTGACCCTTCATTGATACCGATTATCTTTAATGGTAATGATAACGATGTACCCTGTTTTTCTCTAATATAACCAAAACCAATTGAATATTTGTCACCTCCATTTAAAACAATTATTGATATATGAACAATTGAATGATTAACATAACGACCAACAACAAAATACAAAGGCATGTCCCCTGTATTTTGTATTTTCCTGCCACCGCCGTTTTCGTAATTACCTACATCTGTTAGTAATTTTGTATTAAATAACGGTATGATATTATCCATTAAAGGTAAAAGAACTTTTTGAATACTATTGATATTATTATTAATAATAGCAGGTAATATTTGTGGTATATTTTGTATTTCGCCATTTGGTTCGGGATAATTTATGTCACTAATGAAATCCTTATTTTGTTCTTCAGTTTGCGTTTTATAATATTTAGGTATAAGTTGATTTGTATTTACATCTATCATTGGTCTAAAATTATGTGACGGAGACATTAAAACATTATTAATCCATGAAAATGAATTTTCAGTTCCATTATCACATGGATTACCCATTTTGTTATAATTATTTTTATCTTCTAATACTTTCAAATATATTTCACGTAATTCATTTCCATTACTTTCTTCTACTGATTTAAAATACTTATTATATAATTCAGGCTTTACTAACTTCGCCAAAAAATCCATATCTTTATCAGTAAGATTGTATCTTCTTTTTATTATATTATAATTATATTCTCTGGGATTAATCGTTGTTATATTTTCTTCATTAAATATGGATAATAAACGTGTTACATATTTTAAATCATCATTTTGTGACATTTTATATAATATATACTTAAAATAAATAAAATTGAATTGAATAATGGAATATATCATAAATTAAAAATAAAAAAGACAATTATAAATGGGAATACGATATCTAAATAAATTTTTGAGAGATCAATGCGGCCGATCAATAAAAGTTACGAATATATCTGAATTGTCAGGCAAGAAAATTGCAGTAGACATAAGCATTTATATTTATAAATATGCTACAGAAGGCAATTTAATTGAAAACATATATTTGATGTTATCAATATTTAGATACTATAATATCATACCAATATTTATATTTGATGGAAAACCGCCTAAAGAAAAAAACGAACTAATAAAAAAAAGGAAAGATGATAAACAAAAATTTGAGAATGAATATAATAATCTAAAAACAGATTTAGAGTGTAATAATTATAAAAACAATGACAAACAAGAAGTAATAAAAAATATGATTGAATTGAAAAAAAAGTTTGTATATATTAACAAAGAACAAATAAATCAAGTTAAGAATTTGATTAAAGTATATGGGGCAACATATTATGATGCACCCGGAGAAGCGGATGTATTATGTGCATCATTAGTAATTAAAAATAAAGTGTGGGGTTGTCTTAGTGATGATATGGATATGTTTGTATATGGTTGTAACAATATAATTCGTTATTTAAGTTTGTTGAAAAACACTATAGTAATATACAATATGAAAGGTATTTTAGATAATCTTGGTATTACACAGAAAGAATTAAGACAAATTTGTGTATTATCTGGAACAGATTATAATTTAAATGATTATTTAATTGACCACCCAACGTTGGAGAAAACATTGAAATTATTCAAAAAATTTCATAGACAGGATATATTTGATGATTTCTACGATTGGTTGTATCATAATACAAATTACATTAAAAATATAGATAAATTACAAAATATTTGCAATTTGTTTGATATAAATAATAGTCCAAATGATTTACAAATTTGTGATATTGTTGATATAAAAAAAGGTTTTATTGATTATGATGGTGCAAAAAGAATTTTAATAAATGAAGGATTTATATTTCCGCCGTCTTGAAAGTATTTGAATAATGATATGATAAATTTAAATAATAATAAATATTTTTATTATTATTTTATTTTTTTATTTTTATATTTTTATTATTATTTTATTTTTATATTTTTATTTTATTATTATTATTTTTATTTTTTATGCGGTAACTGCGGCGACAACAGCGGCAACAGCGGCAACAGCGGCAACATCCTTTGAAGCTTTTGCAAAATGAGGACTCATATATCGTTGAAGATTGAAATATGTAAGGTCATCAGTTAATGCAAGTTTTAAAAGTGCTGCGAGTTTAGTATCAGGATTGATCTTGCGTCCATTATCCTTATCTTGAAGATTATTAGAACGAATATACTTATTAATTTCACGAGTTACTTCAGTTCTTGCCATTTCAGCACCCATTGGCTTTTCGAGAAATGATGCAAGTTCATCAGAAATTCTTGTAGGCTTGACAAACCCGGACGGGGCACGATTTCCAGCCTTACGCTTTCGCTTTGATGATTGCTTATTAGCAGACTTTAATTCCCTCGTCCACTTCTTCTCAATTGTGCGATACTCTGCCTTTAAAGAAGAAAGCAATACACCTAGTTGTTGGAGCTTAGAGAAGAATTCAGTAGATTGTACCATAAGATCAGACTCAGTAGCAACTACAGATTCAGTAGCAACTACAGATTCAGTAGCAACTACAGATTCAGTAGCAACTACAGATGAAGATTCAAGAACTACAGAGGTTGCAGCCTTAACCTTAACCTTCTTTACAGAAGGTGTAACATCACTTGAAGATAAACTTTCAACAGGTAATAAAGAACTCGAAGTCTTCTTTACAGAAGTAGTAACTGGTGCAACAGAAACTAATGGTTCAACAGAAGAAGAAGTGGTGGTAGTAGTAGTGGAAGTGGAAGATTTAGATTTTGCCATATTATAATATATATAGATAACTACCTTTTAAGTTATTTTGCAATAATATTATATATTGTTATGATAGCATGGTTTTACTATATTACTAATAATATATTCTAAAAGTAAATCATTGATTGAAATAACCAAGGAATTGCAAATGCGGCATTTTCATTAACAAGTGTAAGAGAACCGAGAACGTAATAACTACCTAATATTTTACTATCATTATCGATACCATTATTAACAAATTTTTCCAAAATAGTCAGTACATATTTTTTTATATTATTTATATCATTATTTCCGTTAATATAAGAAAAATTAAAATTAGCAAAGGGATCACCATAAGGTGGACATATTTTGCGTTTCAATTCATCCGTTAATTGAGCTCTATACGTCCAAATATCATTAAGTTCGCTCATCAATTTTAAAAGATTATTAATATTCAAAGAGTTAAACCAATCTGGATCACTATAATTACCCAATGCATCGATGTTTTGGAATAAAGATAATGTCCTATGTTTTAAGGTTTGTTCTGGCGACATTTCAATTACTTCATCTTCAATTTCATAATCGATATCCATTTTTAATATTTTACTTATACGAATAATTTTTTTTAAATTAAATAAAACATTATCCGGTATTTTATTACGGTTATAAGGATTATTTATTTTATCATTATTATTGATTCTATTTGTAAATAATGTATAGAGAGAAACTATATCAAATCCATAAATAAATTTATCTTCATCTCTATAACTGAAAAAATTGTTAAATTTAATTTTTGTTAATTCATCAAGTGTTACAAAATCTGTATCATTTACACATAATTTAATATTTTTGAAAGCAGGACCATGACAATTATTATATATTCTCTGTAATTTTCCTCTAAAAACTTTTTGAATTTTTAATGCATTATATGATAAATACAAATATGTGTAAATTCTTGACCTTAATTCTTTTATTGTTCCACCTACCTTCTGTTTATAAAATTTTGCTATAAACTTCAAGTGTTTTAAAGTATATTTATGTTTTATTATATTATCATAATTATTTATACATGGAATAAATTCTTCAAGACCATCTAATTCGTCTCTATCAACATTTTTAAAATTATTTTTATTAATATCAAACTTGTCACAATTATTTGTTATTGATTTCATATATTCATCCATATATGTTTTTTTATCATTCTTTTTTTTATTTTTATTAATTGTAATATTCATTTGTTATATATATATATATATAATAAATCTTTTAATTATTATTTTATATATATAATAACTCTTTTCAACCTCTTTTCAACGCCTTACTGTGTTGAAAAGATGTTGAAAAGACGTTGAAGAAACTTCAGCATACTAAGAATAAAGTTGAAGGTTCTTCAACGTCTTTTCAACGTCTTACCTTGTTGAAAAGGTGTTGAAAATAATTTTGATAAATAAAAAAATAGAAATAAAAAAATAAATAAAAAATAGAAATAAAAATAGAAATAAAAATAAAATGTAATGATATATGATGTTATAAATATTTCGAAACCCCAAAATTCATTTTTTTATGTCTAAAAAAAAATTGATTTAAAGACAACTCATTATTATATATCATACACACAATCACAATGACTGATAGAATCATAGACGGCACAAATATCGACACCAGTGTATTTTCATACTCTGCACCTAAAGCACATGCTTCTGGTGGAAAAGTTGTAAATCTCTATAATAAAAATTTTAAGGATTCTCTTACTATTTCAACTCCTCTAATTATGACATGGGGGGCACAAGAAGGTAAGGATCAACAAGGTAATACTACTGGAAAATACACAATGAGCTTACAATTTCCGAATTCTGATTATCCTAATGCTGAATGTGATGAGTTCCTTACACAGATGAGAAAACTTGAAGCTAAAGTAAAAGAGGATGCTATGACATATTCAAAAGAATGGTTCGGTAAAACAATCACAAGTTCTGAAGTTATGGATGAAAAATTTAATATTATGTTAAGACATCCTAAAATTAAAGGAACACAAGAGCTTGACCTTTCAAAACCTCCTACTCTTATGGTTAAAATTCCATGTTGGAGTGGAACATGGAAATCAGAGATTTATGATGAAGAAGGTGAACCATTATATATCAACGGAAAGGTAAATAATCATTTGTCTCCTCTGGATTATCTCAAATCCAAGACACATGTAATTAACTTGATCCAATGTGGTGGGTTATGGTTTGTTAATGGTAAAGTATCAATTACGTGGAATTTAAAACAAGCAATTGTCCAGAAACCAAAACAGGAGATGGAAGGAAGGTGTTTTATAGTACCAAAAACAAAGGATAAAGAAAGAATGAAGGCACTTGTGCCTCAAGAAGATGAAGAATTAGGCGAATGTGTAGTTGAAGATAGTGATAGCGATAGTGAAGAAGACGATGAGCCTGTAGTTGTTCCAGTAGATGTTCCTGTAGTTGTTCCAGTAGATGTTCCTGTAGTTGTTCCTGTAGTTGAAACAGTGGTTGCTCCTGTAAGCGATACTGTAGTAGTAAAGAAGAAAGTTCTTCTCAAAAAGAAAGCTTAATAAAAATCAAATAAAAATCAAAATAAAAATAAAAATCAAATAAAAATAAAAATCAAAATCAAAATCAAATCGAATTCAAATCAAAATAAAATAAAATAAAATAAAAAATAAAAATCAAATAAAAAATCAAATAAAAAATCAAAATCAAATGATTTTTTTCATAATAATGTATAATATTATTACGAAATTCATATTGTAATAATATTTTTTTTTATGTGAATTATTATTTAAGTGTAATTTTGAAAATAATATCAGCTTTCTCGGATATATCATATACATCATTTTTAAATTTAGATAATCCATTATTTTTTATTCTATAAAGTTGTTCTCTCTTTAATCTTAATTCGCAAATAGGTATTTTGAATATTTGTTCACCTATAGATACATCAATATCACAATTATCTCGTATAAGAATATGTAAATCAGTAATTAAAATTTGTGTGTCTATAAAAATATTATTATCATCATCAATTGTTATATTTTCTGGCAATTCAGGTTCGCATATTACAATTATTTCACAACCAGCAACATCAAAATATGATTCATTATGCCACAAAGGAACTAAACAAATTTCTTCTTTTATAGGTAATTTATAAATTTTGTTATTCAATAAATCATTAATACATGGATTTAAATTATAAATAAATACATTTTCATATTTAAATATTAAAATATTTTTAAATTCTTCTAAAATATCATTACTTAAATGAAGAATTTGTTTATGTGTTGAGAGAAATAAATATAGTACTAATATTGAATCTTTATCTAAATCTTCAAATAAATTTATCGAAACTTGCTTATAACCAGAAACAATATCCTTGATAATTTTTGAAATTATGTCAGTATAATTTCCATCTAATATGCTATTTATAAATATCTGTAATATATCCGTATAAACGTGTGTTTCTTCTTCATGGTGAATATGGTTATTGTCAGATTCTTCCAATATTTCTCTCTTAATACATGTATAAGCTTCGTTAATTTGTTTAAACGTTTTATTAGATTCAGTTGTATTGCAATTTTTATCTGGGTGATGTTTTAATGCAAGTTTATGATATTTTTTTTTTAAATCTTTTAATGAAATTGTGATATTAGTTTCTTTAATCGAATTACAAAAAATAATATCAAATATTTCACAAGCTATTATATAATCCATAATATAATCTAAAAATAATAACTTTAAGTATTAAAATTTACGAATATTATGGAACTTACTGTTCACTAATGTATTAAAATTTATGTATAATTTTAACAATAAAAAATAGATAACTTTCTAAATGATAAATTGGTCGGTAGTTATTATTATAATATTGAAAAAAAACATATGTTTTTATCATTATTTCAGACAAATCTTCGATATTAATTTTATTTTGTTGTGAAAGTACATTAATAATATACCAAATACAATCAGTAATATCTAAATTGTAAATAAAAATATCATATAAAATATCACGAAACTTCAAAAATTTCATATCATCGATGTTAATTAAATTTTCAATTATTTTATTACAAATAATTTTATAATTCAACATAAGTTCATTATTAGATGTATGAAGGTTTTTAATATTAGTTATATTTTCCAGAATCGTTTGATTAGACAATTTATTTTGTAAACATTTGTTATATACAGCTCTTGATGGTCTACTTAAATTGATAACTTGACAACAGTTTAATATATTATCTGGAATAAAACTCAATTCTTCAGTAATAATGATGAATTTAATATTACATGAAATAAGTCCATTTAATTGCATATAACTATAAAAATTATCCAATAATTCACTGTGAATTTCATTAAAATATTTACAAACGATAATTCCTGTCTTGTCAACTTTTGTATTTACAATATCTACAATTTGTTGATATATGTCATGCCATAAAAGTTTAGAATTACAACCCAAGAGAGACATATCTATTTCATAATGTATATCACTAATCTTAAAATAATACTGTTGTTTATTGAATGTCATACTAATTTTTTTTTCATATTTCAAATCAGTATTACTATATTTTTTGATACAACTTAACATTTGTGTGTATTTTCCGACACCACATGGTCCATATAAAATAATATTTTTGAAATCATATAATGAATTAGGGAAATTATTTTCGTATATTTTTTCCAGTTTAGGGTGTAAACTCTGCTTTTGATTAGCACTTATATATTCATCAAAATGACTTTCATAAAATTTCATATTGTTATATAACAACCAAATAATTCTTTATTTATTTATACGAATATAAACTTTAACTTTTCAAGAAAACGAATGATAAAGCAAATAAGTTGTAAAAAAGATTTAAAAACGTTATTGCAATAATAATAATTAAGAAAATGAATATTATAAAAAGATTTGACCAATATGATTCAAATTGTATATATTTTTGCGAACCTATAAAAAATAATATTATGAATGAAAGTACTTTTATTCGTTTATTATATTCAACAGAAAAATTTGTCTTGAATGGAATATATTTACTAATACAACTTACATTTATTGATACAGAAAAGTATTACAATAAACATAAATGTATTTTTGATGTTGCTCGTCATATCGAAACAACCGAAAATATTAAAAGAATTGAAAATGAAATTTTATATAAAATTGGAATAAAAAATAAAACACCACAATATAAAATAACAGAACAATTTAAAAATGGTAATATAAAAATATTTAGTTATAATATTCCGAAAAATAATACATCATTTATACTCAAAATTTCAGGAATATGGGAAACCAATACCAGTTACGGTTTGACTTATAAATTCACAAAGATTGATTGACCGTGTGTCTATTATCTTTAACCATCTGTTGTATATATCTGTAATATAGTGAATAATATGATACTACATAATGAAGTTATGACACCTATCAAATAAATTAAACTTGATGTAACTTTAGAGATAGACCCATTTTTTTGAAAAGATTCGGTTTTTATATTTGAATAAATAATATATGTTTGTAATAGCAATAATACAGTAGATATATTAGTAAATTTGTTGTAACTGTCAGATACATGACCATCAGTAATTTTATCTTTATTTTTGATATTAAGAACTAACAATATAATTATTAGAAAAAGTGTCAACATAATCGGTCCTAATTGAAATATAATATTGATTATATTTTGTAAATTGAAAGAACTTGAAGTGGTTTTGAAATATACATTTAACATAAATATCATAATAAGAAAAATACTTAATGCTAATGTTGTGTAACCAGCTATTGTAGCACCTATTTTCATATTTCCGCTTGATAAAGTTAATGATAGTATAAACAAAATAACACTTGTAAATATAAAACCTTTATAAACATTCGCATACCAAACTTCCATATATATATATAACACTGCGAAGATATATTACATTGTTTATAAAGTTTTTAACATTTTTTTTGCTAATATAATAATTTAATAAATATTATATTAGATATATTATCTATATTATATATCATGGACAATAATCCTTTTATAAATGATACTTCTGGTAAGTCGTTTAATACGTCCACTAATCACCCGATTATACCAAACTCTCAAGAGTATTTATATTTTAAAAAATATGTTTCAATTCATTCAGATGATAGAGATTATACAAAGTATCCACAATCCAGCAAGTTCGAAATAGAACTCCCGGAAGATTATACAAATGTAGTGAGTGTTAAACTAAGTGATTGGAAGTTTCCATTTAATTATAGCAATTTCTCGTATTTAAATTCTAATGTAACTATGATGTTCAAAGTTAATTTACCTTATAATCCTGGAGAACATAGTTTTAGCGACACTTTACAGAATGCTATTTTTGTTGCATTATATAACAATATACAAAACGATTATGTTATTGTAATTGAAGATGGTTATTATAATTCATCTCAAATGGCAAAAGAACTGACTAACAAATTCAATAATGCTGTTTCTAATTATATTATTAATTATTTTGATGAAAACGGATATTCCAGTTTGATACCCGAGTTTGAAGCATCTGGGTTATATAGCCAATTTGTTATTGTTTATAATGAAGTAGGTCAACATTTATGGTTTGGTAATCGTAGTTCTGGATTTGTAATCACTAACGAATCCTTAGCTTTAAATAATTTATTAGTAGAACAAAATAATATTAATTGTATTCGTCGTAGTAAGTTACCCGAATTTTCAAATTGGGGATTACCTGCATATTTGGGTTTTACAAGATGTAATCATAGATCATTTACAGGAGAAGTTACTCAACCTATTTCTGGGGTTGTTTTTAACGGAAGACCGCGCTTTTTTTACGGAGATGTTGAAACAGGTGATGATGGTTATTGGTTAAATCCGGATCCATCTTTACCAGGTTCGCAAGTTTATTGGCTTCAAGCGATTTTCAAACTTAATTTACTTGGAGAAGAGAGTTTTTATATGGAAATTGAAGGATTAAATATTATTGATGAAACATCACCATATAATTTGAGTACTTATACTTTAGAACATAATCAAACAAATAGTAGAGTAAATTCTGCATTTGCTAAAATAGCTATACCTACTTCAACATTATCAAGTTTCATCGATAAAGACTCTAAAGCTTATAAATATTGGAATCCTCCTGCAGAGAGAATAAGAAAGTTAAAAATAAAATTGCGGTATCATGATGGTCAGGCTGTGAATTTTGGTCCATTTGGTTATACATTTACATTGGAATTTACAGTTTATACACCTCAACAATTAAAAAAATATAGAATTTTTGATCCAAATTCAGGTACTTATACTTAATAAATATCATATGAATTTTTAATCCAATCTTTTATAATATCTATATCACATAACTTATAATCATGCTCAAAATTGTTCATATTATAAAAAACGGGTTTATTCATTTTATCTGTTTTAAAGAAAATATAATCGCCTTTAATACTACTTCTTATGGTAATATTTTTGGATATTTTCCTAATAATATTACTACCTTCTTCGTCTAATATTTGTATTACATCTTCGAATTTAATATTTTCAATTGGTCTATTTCCTAATTTTTTCAATGTTTTGGTATTCTTACCCCATGTTGCATATAACCCATATTTACCTTTCTGCACAATTACATCATGCCCTTCATATTGACCTAAAGAATTGGATTTTTTACATACTTTTGTAACATTTTCTCTCAAATAAGTTAATGACTTGTTTATTTGATCGTTACATTCTTTACATAATTCATTAACCTTAATACCTTTAGCTATATCATCCAACTTATCCTCCATATTTTTTGTATAATCATAATTCAATAAATCTATAAAATATTTGTCTAAAAATTCAATTACTTTTACACCTAATGGTTGTATTATTAATTTACCTTTCTGGTTTCCAAATTGTCTATTTATTACTATTTCTTTTATTTGATTTGTTTCTAATTCATAATCATTACAAATGATTTCTTGTCCCTTAATATCCTCTTTTTTAACATATCCTCTCTCTTGGATCTTATCTACAAGCATTGCAAATGTAGATGGTCTGCCTATTCCTTTTTCTTCTAAAATTTGCACCAATTTAGCTTCTGTGTAATGTAATTTAATATTTTGTATTGTCATTTGGGCAATAATTTTTTTATAAATCAATATAGTATTTTCTTTGATTTTTTGCAAAAAATGATAATTTTTATCACCAACATTCGAAGAAGGTGTATTTGCAACTATTTTCCAACCTGCAAAATCAATTAATTCGCTTGTATAACTGAATTTTGTATTATTATTACCAGTAATATTAGCAGTTAATGAAAAGTATGATGCTGGAGACATACAACTTTCTAATGTATTTCTCCAAATTAATTTATACAATTTCTTCTCTCTTAAACTTATTGTATCTGGTAGTTCATTGAGAGAAATATTAGTAGGTCTTATAGCTTCGTGTGCATGGAACGTTTGACTAGTATCGTCTTCTATAGAGAAAGAAGTGTTAAGTGAATCAATATTTTCTAATATATATTTTTCACCATCCAAATATTTATTAATAATGTATTTTTTGGTTTCATTTATAAATGCAGAACTATATTTATCATTATCAGTTCTCATATAAGTTATATAACCAGACTCATATAAACTTTGACACATATTCATGGTTTCTTTTGGTGGTAAATGTAATTCATTACTTACAGATTGCAGTAATCGTGATGTCGTAAAAGGTTGAGGTTGTTTTTTTGATACTTTAATAGATTTGTCACAATTATAAACATGTTTATATTCTTTCTCACAATTTAAAAAATGTTTAACTTCTGTATCGTTATTATAATTTGTATTGAGAGAAAAAGGTATATTATTGGATGTAAAATAACCAATTATATTATAACTTTTCTCTCCATGTGTATTTGCTTTTGAACAAGAATCACTAATTATTCTTAATGCAGGAATTTGACATCTACCTGCGGAAAGAATGTTGTTTCTTTCGTTTTCAGGAATATAATTCCACAATTCAGGAGTTATTTTGAATCCTACAAGTAGATCTAATATTTGTCGTGTTTGCTGCGCCCTTACTATATCCATATTAATGATTATTGGATTTTTGATTGCATACTGTAACGCATTTTCAGTTATTTCATTGAATATTATTCTTTTTGTTGTAAGAGGTAAATTTAATATGGAACATATATGATATGCAATTGCTTCGCCTTCTCTATCGTTATCTAAACCCAAAATTATTTCATAATTATCCTTAATTTTTGCACGAATAATATTTATATTTTTTTTTTTGGAATCAATTAAATCATATGTAGGATGAAAGTTATTCATATTAATATTACTTAAGGATTTCAATTCTGTAATATGTCCTATAGTTGCGACGACTTCATAAATATTAAAAGAATCATTTTTATTTAAAAAATCCGCTATTTTTTTACATTTTGACGGAGATTCTACAATCAATAAAAACTTCATGTTCTCTTTACAGTAACATATAAAAATATATTTATATCTTTTTTAAAACAAATTATATCTTATCAATTTTAGGAAATTTACATGTAGCTGTTTTAACTTCACATTGTTTGGAAGATAATAGATTAGTCTTATACTCACATTCAGTTTTATCATTATCATTTTTTGTATTACTATCATAAATACTTTTGATGATATCTTTATATTTAGGTCGTGTATCTCTAACGGGAATAGATTTTTTAATATCACTCATTTTATTATATAATTACTTGAATAAAATAATAAAATTAATCAATTTTTTTTGAATATTTGTATTGTTTCCACGAAATTGGAACAACTTCTCTTTCAATAGATTTTTGGGGGTATTTTTCATTTAATTTGTCCGCCTTTTTTAAAGCACTATCAATATACAATTTTTTAAGTAATGTCCCGACCTTGAATGAACCTTCATGTTGATCCATTTCTCCATCTTCAATTTGTTTAAGCACATCTACAAAACTATTTAAAATCGATAAATCAATTTCGTTTTTTTTAATTTTATTGAAAATATCAGTGTAATATGTGAATAAAAATTTGCATGTTTCAACATATTCCAAGTTCATATCATCAACTTCTGTTTCTCTATTACGATATTTAGCTTTAATCATAATCATATTATTTATTTCAGTCCTAAATATTTGACTATGTTTCAAATTGCGTATTAAGTTGGTTTGGTCTTCCACATTATTAGTCTTAATCATATTTTGAAGTTGTAATCTTTGTTTATCATCCATAACTTTGAAGATATATTATATTACAACATGAAGATATATTTAAGCCGAATTAAACAATATTATTATATTAGATAACCAATGTTTCCTTAATAAAATAATATTATTATATATATAATGTCACAACCGCTTGTATTTAAACCGTTTACAATTGATGTAACAGGAAATGGCGACCCATATCAGAGTGCTTTAAACACCAAACAAGCAGCAAATATTCAGCAAAATACCGCTAATAGATTACTAAGTGGTGGTAATACAAAAAAAAGAGGAGGTGCAGAAGGAGTAATAAGCGTTGCCCAGTTTCCTGATAATGGTACACTTGCAAGTAATACTCAATATAATCCAAATGATACAATTGTAAAAATGGCATCAATTGAAGCAAATATGAAAGCATTATCGGAATTTGATGGAAATGCGAGTAAATTCAAAGGTGGAAAACGCCGTTATAAAAAAAGTAGAAAAAATAAGACAAAAAATAGGAGAAATAAATTAAAAAAAACTAAAAAAAATACCAAACGCAGAAAACAAACAAAAAAATAATCAAAAATACCAAACGCAGAAAACAAATTATCATTTAGTTTAACCGAATAATATTTTTGTCCATTGTAATAATATAAGTCAATGCCAACGGGTAAAAATTGGATCAATTTTATATATATAAATTTAGGTTTTATGGCATATATAATAGCTATGTATTATTTAACGTCAATTCAAGAAATAAAAGCTAATTGGCCACTGTATCGCTGCAATCCAATGTATATGCCTCTATCTGATAACATTGAAAAAGATTTTACTTATTGTATTCAAAACATTCAAGGTAATTTTATGGGTTATTTACTTCAACCATTAACGTTTATAACTTCTTCATTAACTGGAATATTGGGTAATTTTGTAGGTGAGATAAACACAGTGAGAGAAATGTTTAACAAAATAAGAACATTAACATCTGATGTTATTCAAAATGTTTTCGGTGTATTTTTAAATTTAATAATAGAATTTCAAAAAATTATTATAGGAATACGTGATTTAATGGGTAAAACAATTGGTATATTAGTAACATTATTATATGTAATGGATGGAAGCATAAAAACCATGAATAGTACATGGAACGGACCAACTGGACAATTAGTAAGAACTTTAGGTAAATGTTTTGACCCAGATACACAAATAGAATTGAAAAATGGTGAAATTGTTTATATGAAAGATATAAATTTGGGAGATATATTAAAAAATGGTAGTATTGTGATTTCAACAATGAAAATTGATAATAAAAATAACAGTGTACCGTTTTATTTGATAGAAAATGCGGGTGTAAATGGTGTAGATATAAAAGTAACCGGTTCTCATTTAATATTTGATAAAATTAATAAAAAGTTTGTGAAAATAGAAGAATATTCAAGAGCAAAAAAAACAGAAACTAAAGCAGAATGGTTTAGTTGTTTAATAACAAGTGACAATAAAATAGTAATAGGAAACGAGATATTTTGGGACTGGGAAGACCATTTTGCAATTTAGTTGGATGTATAATTTTCTTGAAGTATAATATATGGATCATAAAAATGGTATCTCATTTGAAAATATACAAAACAATTACAATAATTTGTCATATTTTGATCAATATGGTTCATCTGTATTAATGGTAATTTTGATAACAATTATATTAATACTTATGTGTTTATATTGTTTTGTAATGATAAATGTTCAGCCTATTAAAGATAATTGGGTAGCTGAAAGATGTTCGCCTAAAGTTATACCTTTTGCAGGATTGATTAATAAACCTGATGGAATGAGTATATCTGATTTCACTAAAGAAAATTTCAACTTTTGCACTACAAATATTTTAACAAGTATAACTGGTGAAATATTATCACCATTATCATTCACTACAAAAAAATTAACAGAACTCACCAGTTCTATCAGCAATTCATTGAATGAAATTAGAACAATGTTTGACAAAATAAGAACTCTCATGCAATCAATAAGTGAGGAAATTATGGGTCGTGTAATAAATACAACTATTCCTTTACAACAAATTATCATAACTGTTAAAGATATTATGTCTAAAGTACAGGGAATACTTGTTTCCAGTTTATTCATGTTTTTAGGTTCCTATTACTCACTTAAAGCACTCATGGGAACTATAGCACAATTCATAATAACTATATTAATAACATTAGCGTTTTTGATAGTGATAATGTGGATTACACCTTTTACATGGGGTGCGGCAATCGCAAATACAGGTATATTCATTGCATTATCGATACCAATGTCAATAATTTTAGTGTTTATGACTCAAATATTAAATGTTAGACCCGATTTATCAATACCAAGAATACCATCAGTTAAATGTTTTGATAAGAATACTTTGATTAAAATGAATGATGGAACAAACAAAACCATTTTTAATATACAAGTAGGAAATGTACTTGACAATAATAATATTGTTACTAGTAAAATTAAAGTTGTCACTGAAGGATCAATAATTTACGACTTGAATGGAATAATAGTATCAGACTCACATATCGTTAAATATAAATCTATGTGGATTCCTGTTAGCAAACACCCGTTAGCAAAAAAAATAAATTATAATGAACCACATTTATACTGCTTGAATACAAGTTCAAAAACTATTACTATAAATAATATGTGTTTTACAGACTGGGATGAGATTTTTGATGAAGATATTAATATTTTTAAAAAAATATTTAAAGAACACGGAATTGATAGTAATAATACAATAGATATTCACAAATATTTTGATGGAGGATTATCTGGAGATACAATAATAAAACTTAAAGATGGAACTCATAAAATGTTGCAAAATATTGACGTTAGAGATATTTTAGAGAACGGAGAGAAAGTTTATGGTTTAGTTCAAATCAATGGGAACGATTTGATAGGACAATATACTTATGATTTAGGAAAATCTAAAATAATTGTTGGAGCACCAAACATAAATATACAAAAATCAAATTTAATATCAATAAATTCATTAAATATTAAAAATCAAAAATTAAAAACTAAAAAAAAAATACTTTATCATTTACTTACTGATAGAAAAACATTTGTTGTTAATGAAATAAATATTTGTGATTATAACTCTGGAATTGATAAAATTTTAGGAAAAAATTAATAAAAATTTATTATCTATCAAATATGTATAATATGCATGAAATTTCAATATTTGGGTTCAAGATTAATCTTGAGATAATAATTCTAATTGGTATTATTTATTTAATCCTCGTTGTTAATACACTTTCCAGTTGTTCTAATATGTCTGCAATTATAGAAGGAATGGGAAATATGGCTGTTGCTGCAGGAAATGAAGCAAAAAATAAAGCGGCGTCAGGAAGTATGGCTCACGCAGCAGTATCAGCTGGAGTTGTAGGAGCAAAAGAAGGTGTAAAAATTATATCCAAAGAAGGTTTTATCGGAGCAAACACAAATTATGGCAACTCTTCAGGTTATACACTTGGTGATCACAGCAAAGTTAATACTTCTTCTTGGGGAATGCCTAATTTAGTTGTAAGAGCAAACAAACCACTTTCTAAAGCTGTTAAGGAAATTATTAATAGACCTAATGGACCATTACCTTTACCAGAAGGGGAAATGTTTTTATTTGATAGCATACCATTTAAACCTGAATGTTGCCCGAGCACTTATTCAAGTTCTATGGGTTGTGCTTGTATGAACACAGATACTTATAACTACTTAGTAACACGTGCTGGTAATAATGTACCTTATAGTGATTACTAAATATTATAACGTTATGAATATACATTATAACTTATCGTAACAATATTATTTCTCTCGTAATAATGAAGAGAGAAATAATATTTATTTATTTATTTATTTATTTATTTATTTATTTATTTATTTAGATGTCAGTATCAAGAGATTCAGACGCATCACATGCATCAAATATATTTATATGTGATTTTATATCACTATCAATAACAACAGACTTGCTTGTTTCAAAGATATGTATTTTTGATTTTTGCTCATTATATTTTTCTTCTAACGAAGTAATCTTATCAATAATTGTATCAAGACGTGCTGTTGTTTGAATACAATTCGAATATGTTTCTTTAAGATTCATTAAACCATTTTTAGACTTCAATAAATAATGTGTAATATCTTTAGCGTCAATATCATTACTTTTTATAAAACATAAACTTTTTTGAACTATTCTATCTATTTTTTTTATAGCTTCGTCTCTACTATCATTCCGATACCATCTAAGAAAACGTTCAGGTATATAACCTTGTTTTTCTATATTCAAAAATACCCCTGAAGTTGAAAGCTTTGTATTAATTTGTAATGATGTTATAACTTTAAGATTTATAATTACTTCATCTAAATCTGGATTTACCATTTTATATATATTATATTTTAATTCTAAATTATTATATTATTAAATATATCAAGTTCCAGGAACGATTCCGCTTTTGTGAAGCAAAAAAAAGTAAATTATATAAATCTTTTTTTTTGCATAGAAAAATATTATTATTTTCATTTTAATCATGAAAATTACGCTTTTGACTTGCGAAGGTCGGATTGTTTTCCCCCGTTAGCTTTCCAATTACATGGTGTTGGTTTTCCAGTTTCACGTATTCGCAAACGGGGGGTTATGTTGGCTTTCCACCAATGATCGGTTCCGTAACCTACTCTAATATTTAGACATACATACCAAACGGAACAATATTTTTTTTTTCATCCATTTTTATTAATTTATCAACAATATCTTTAGTTACTGTATACGGGAACAATACTTTCAAATTCATTTCTTCTTCAAATAAATTAGAGTCTGGTTTCATGAGACGATATAAATTTAATTTTGTATAAATAATTTCAAGACATCTTTTTAAATTTCTAACACCTTCCTCTTTACCACACAAATTCTCAATTATATAATGACACGTTTCATCCGGTATAATAATATCAGTATTTTTGAACTTTACTTGTTCTTGTATTTTTGGTAATAAATAATTATTTGTAATAATTGTTTTTTGTTTTTGATTATATCCTGATGTCTGGATTCTATACATTCTGTCCCTCAAAATTGGATTTATTTTGCTTTCGTCATTATAACTGAAAATGAACAAACATTTACTTAAATCAAAATCAATTTCTGCAAAATATTTATCGTGAAATTGCATATTTTGCGTTGTATCAGTCAAATGTGTCAAAATACCTGTAATTTCTTCCCCTTTAGGTGTATCACTTATTTTATCCAATTCATCAAAATATATCACTGGATTCATACATTTACAATCAACCAATATTTGAACAATTTTTCCCCATGTACTACCTTCATATGTATATGAATGACCTTCTAAGAAACTACTGTCTGTTGCACCACCCAACGCAATAAATGCAAAAGGTCTATTAAGGATTTTACTAATACCTTCCTTAACGAGCGATGTTTTTCCTGTACCCGGATTTCCATGAATCGCAATTGCACAACCAACAGCTTTAGGATTTGTTATTAATTGACCAAGTATTTGCATAATTTGCATTTTAGCATCATTTAAACCATAAACAGCTTCATCTAAAGTTTTTTTAGCATTTTCCATAAAATCATGACATTTTTCAACACCATCATCGATATTAACAGGAAGAGTTTCATATTTGCCAAAAGGTAATCGCATAAATGTATCAACCCAATTTTTTATTTTATAGAATTCTCCGCTTCCTGGTTCCATATAAACGAGCGAATTAATCTTTTTCATTGCGGCCCCTTTGAATAATATAGGCATGTCAGACTCAAGTAAAGTCATTCTATATGGTTTTTCTATACATGTAGTTTTATTAATTAAGTTTAATTCAGTAATAATTTTACTCTGTTCAGCAATACCTATTTTTTTAAAGAACGAGACGTCGTTCATTGTATTTTTTTCACGCATAATCTTTTTGAAGTCTTTCAAATTTTTATCTCTACATTTTTTATCCTTCTTGTTTTGTTTTGACTTATTATTTTTAATATCTTCTTTGCAAACATCAATACATTTTTGGATCGTTTTATTTTTGCTATCTCCTAAATATATTTCTTCTAATTTAGAAAGTATATCATTAGTTTTTATAATAGTAGTATTGTCTTCGGTTTCAATGGTTTTATCATTTTTTTTTTTAGATTTTTTTTCATCTACAGAATCATCTCCTGAATCATTTTCAACACTACAAAGAGAATCATCTGTTTCAGAATCATCCGCTTCAGAATCATCCGTTTCTGAATCATCATCAGTTTCCCATTCATCTTCGGTATCGTCATTTACTGCACCAATATTAAATATTATATTATATTTATTAGATTTTTTTCTTGAATTATATTCATCTTCATCATCTGTGGATTCCGTTTCATAATCCGAATCCGAATCCGAATCCGAATCATAATCTGTTTCCTCTTCTTCTCTTATAACCTTTCTACGCTTATTTTTAACAGGTTTAACTTCTTCTTCTTCTTCTTCAGAATCAATACGTTTCTTATTACTACTTTTATCTTTTTTTTTTGTGTTCTTTCTTTTTATCAATTCATCGTCTTTAATAATTTTTTCAATCTTGTTATGACTTTTTATTTTTTTTGATATATGTTTTGACGGGAAAATTTTGCTCAAAAACTTATTATACTCGTGTTTACTCATTTCTACTTCTTCATTTTCATCATAATCACTACTATCAGTTAAATAATCATCTTCACTGCTTGAATCTTTATTTTTTTTTGTCTTATATGATAAGTCTTGTCTTTTCATGATTTCTTTTTTAGATTGTTTGTTTTTGGTGTCACGTGCCATTTTGTTAAAAATATTTATATATCTACTTATTAGCATTAAATTCAAATCAATTTTATTTTACTAAAATAAAATTGTCAGGTAAACCTTCGACGTCTTTTCAACATCTTTTCAACATCTTTTTCAACACCTTTTCAACACGGTATTGAAAAGAGACTGTAGATATAATAATATTATTCTCACTTCACAAAAAGATAATAATTTATTTATTAAGTGAATAAAATAAAATTGATTTAAAAATCTAAATCTAAATATTACAATATAATATAACAAATGTCTAAATACTCTAATTTAAATTCGGTGAAATGTTCTAAAATTGTTGGTATTCAATTTAGTATTTTATCTCCAGAAGAAATATTGAAAGGATCAGTTGCCGAAATAACAAACAGAGATACATATATAAATAATAAACCTGTAATAGGGGGGCTTTTTGATCCAAGAATGGGTGTTTTGGAACCCGGATTGATATGCCCAACAGATGGGTTAGATTATATGACCACTCCAGGTTATTTTGGTCATATCGTATTAGCTCGTCCTGTATTTTATATTCAATATATAAATACTATTTTGAAATGTTTAAGATGTGTTTGTTTCAAATGTAGCAAATTATTAATAAATAAAGAAAAATATAATCAAGCAATGAAACTTCAAGGAGAGAATAGATGGAAATATGTATTTGCATTAGGAAGTAAAATTAAAAGATGCGGTGAAGATACTGAAGATGGTTGTGGTTGTTTACAGCCAACAAAAATAAGAAAAGAAGGATTAGCTTCTATATTTGCTGAATGGAAAAATACTGAAGATGGGGGTGAAAATATTGTAGTTCCTTTGACACCTGAGGTAGTTTTAAAAATATTCAAGAGAATATCGGACGAAGATGTTACCTTTATGGGATTCAGTCCTATTTGGTCACGTCCGGACTGGATGATTTGTCAAATAATGTCTGTTCCACCTCCATCAGTTAGACCATCTGTAAAACATGATGCACAACAAAGATCAGAAGATGATTTGAGTCATATATTGGTTAACATTATAAAAACAAATAAAACTTTACAAGAAAAAATACAAAATAATGCTGCTGCAAATGTGATAGATGATTGGACTACTGTTTTACAATATTATGTAGCAACACAAGTTGATAATAAAATGCCTGGTGTTGCTTCCGTTGCACAAAGGTCTGGAAGACCATTGAAATCAATTAAAGATAGATTGAGTGGAAAAGGTGGTCGTATGAGAGGAAATTTGATGGCAAAACGTGTAGATTTTAGTGCCCGTTCAGTTATTACAGCTGATCCAAATATCTCAATTAGTGAATTAGGAATTCCTATGAAAATAGCCAAAAATATTACCAAACCTGTTGTAGTAAATAAGATTAATAAAGCATTTCTTACAAAATTAGTGAAAAATGGCCCTGATATTCATCCGGGAGCAAAAATTTTGGAGAAGAAAAATGGTGAATCGATTACATTGCGTTATATAAAAAACTCAATTGTTCTAGAAGAAGGTGATATTGTTCATAGACATATGATGGACGGAGATGCAATTTTGTTTAATAGACAACCTACACTTCATAGAATGAGTATGATGTGTCATATTGCAAAAATTATGACACGTGGAGATACATTCCGAATGAATGTAGCAGATACAAAACCATATAATGCCGATTTTGATGGAGATGAGATGAATTTACACATGCCGCAAGATCCAGAGTCAGAAGCAGAATTAAGATATTTAGCAGCAGTGCCGTATCAAATTATAAGTCCAGCGAATAATTCGTCAATTATTGGTATTTATCAAGATTCTATGCTTGGATGTTATCAATTCACAAGAGAAGATATTAAATTCACACCAAGAGATGCAATGAATATGTTGATGATGTTTAACGGGGTTAATGAGAATGAATTTGCAAAAAATTTGGCTAAAAATAACGCAAATAATTTAGGTAATGTATTGACGAGCTTTGATTTATTAAGTCAAATAATGCCGCCTTTATCATTACGATATAAAACTAAAGCTTTCAATGATGAAAAAGATGATTACAAAACATCTAATACAGTATTGGAGATCAAAAATGGTGAATACATTCGTGGACAAATGGACAAAGGAGTTTTAGGTGCAGGAACTAAAGGGTTACTTCATAGAACATGTAATGATTTTGGAAATATGGCCTCCGCTAAATTTATTGATGATTTACAAAATATTATTACAGAATATATGAAATCAAGCTCATTTAGTGTCGGTATTAGTGATTTGGTTTCAGATGATAAAATTAACAATGAAATTATCAATATTATAACTAAAAAAAAAAATGATGTCAAAGATTTGATTGACCAAACGCAAATTGGTGTTTTTGAGAACAATACAGGAAAAACTAATGAACAAGAATTTGAAACTAAAGTCAATAATATTTTAAATCAAGCTACATCTGAAGCTGGAAAAATTGGGTTACGAAGTTTGGGAAAAGACAACCGATTTGTTACAATGGTTAATGCTGGGTCAAAAGGATCTGATTTAAATATATCCTTTATGATTTCATGTCTTGGTCAACAAAATGTTGATGGAAAACGTATCCCTTATGGTTTTGAAAACCGCACATTACCGCATTACAGTAAATTTGATGATTCACCAAGTGCTCGTGGTTTTGTTGAAAGTTCTTACATTAACGGATTATCTCCACAAGAATTATTCTTTCATGCAATGGGTGGGCGTGTAGGTTTAATTGATACAGCTGTAAAATCTGTCACATGGGATACACAAATCATTATCATTGAAAATAAAATGGCTAATTATACCGAGATTGGAAAGTGGATTGACCATAAATTAGATGATCGTGAAAATAAATCAAAAGTTCAACATTTTACAGAAAGACGAATGGAGTTATTGAATATTAATGACGGCGATGTTTATATTCCTACAACTGATGAGAACGGAATTGTTACATGGGGAGCAGTAACAGCTGTTACAAGACATGATCCAGGAACAGCATTATACGAAATAAAAACTTCCGGAGGTAGAAGTGTTACTGTAACTGAAAGTAAATCACTTCTTATTTGGAATGAAGAAGAATCCAAGTTTATTCAAACTAATACACCAGAAATTAAAATAGGCGATTATTTACCTGTCACGTTACAACTTTGTAATCCTCCTGTTATTGTTGATAGTATTGATATACCAAAATATACTTGTAATAATGTAAATAGTGAATCGACTTTTTATGACAAATTTGATTTGAATGAAGAAAATGGAATTTTAATTGGACTATTTATAGCAAATGGTGATGTTCATAATGACACTATTAACATAAGACAAAATTGCGAAGATATAAATAATTTTGTAAAAAAATGGTTTGATAAGTATTCTATTATTTACACAGAAAATACAAATATTTGTGGGATATCAGCATATAGCCCAATTTTAACCAGATTTATAACTGAATTACTTGGTGATGAAGAAGACAAGAAACATGTTCCTGTTGCATCTTTTACAGCGTCTGAACCATTTATTATTGGATTATTGAATGGTTATTTCACAGGAGATGCAATTATTGGAGAAAATAACATTAAATCTTCTTCTTCATCAAGAAGATTGATAGAAGATATTAATATGTTATGCTCAAGAATAGGCGCATTTGGTAAAGTATTTGAAACCATAAATAACAAGTCATCGTTTACATTATCTATCTCTTCTAATTGGGGTAAAATATTCACAGATAAAGTAAATCTTATATCAAATAAAAAGAATCAACAACTTAAAGATATTATATGGAATGATGTAGATACAAATTTCAAGCAACATAATGATGTAGTCTTGGATGCTATTACTGAAATAAATATAATCGGAGTTGAAAATAATCCAAAGATGTATGACTTGACAATACCTTCCACTTTAAATTTTGGATTGGCTAACGGTCTGCAAGTTGCCGATACAAGTACTACAGGATATATACAAAGACGATTGATCAAAGGATTGGAAGATTTAATGGTTAATTATGATATGACGATCAGAACAAATAAAAATAAAATTGTTCAGTTCAAATATGGCGATGATAATATTGATACTATAAAAGTTGAAAATCAAATTATGCCTATTGTCTCTATGAGTATTCAAGAGATTTATTCCCATTTTAATATTCCTGAAGAAAACGAAAATTTTAAATTGTTATCTAATATTCTACTTAAATCAACATTAACACGTTTCAAAAAACAACAACCACAACTTGTTGCGATTTGTAGTAAATATACTGATATGATGATAAAAGTTAGAAGCGATATAATCAAAAATGTATTCAAGAACAAAGATGATTCAGTTGTAAATTGTCCTGTTGCGTTTTCATATATTATTGGTAATGTTCAAGGTCAATGTAATATCAATAACTCTTCATTGGTAGATATTACTATTGTTGAAGCTTTTGAAATGATTGAATACGCTTACGCAAAGTTAGAACAGATTTATTACGCACCACCAACAATGTTATTCAAAACGTTATATTATTACTATTTATCTCCTAAAGATTTGTTGATTGTAAAGAGATTTAATAAAAATGCACTTACTGTTCTTTTGGATACAATCATACTTGACTATAAACGTGCAATTGTTGCACCTGGAGAAATGGTGGGAATGATTGCAGGACAAAGTATTGGTGAAGTATCAACACAAATGTCAGTTCCATATAATACGCAGCATAAAATTTTAATTAAAAATAAAGAAACAGGAATATGCGAGTTAAAAACAATTGTTGTTGGCGAATTTATTGATGATATTATTCATAATAATAAACAATTAACTTTTAATACAGGACATCCAGATAGTGTTGAAACTATACTTGAAACGGATAATAATGAATATTATATTCAAAGTGTAGGCGAAAAAGAAAATATTCAATGGAGTAAAATATCTCATGTCAGCAAACATCCTGTAAATGGTCAGTTTATGAAAATACAAACAAAGAGCGGACGAATTGTTGAAACAACACCAAGTCACAGTCATCTTATTAGAGAAAATCATAAAGTTGTACCTATTGTTGGAAAAGATATGAAAGAAGGAATGCGTATACCAGTATGTAAAAAAGCACAAAATTTATTTACAAATGAAACTATTACTCTAAAAAATAATATTATACTAAAATTAGATAAACAATTTGGATGGTTTATTGGTGCTTATTTAGCAGCAGGGAATTTAAATTATAATGAAATTAGTATTACAAATGTTTCAGATGTTTATGTTAAAAACATTCAACAAATGGCTTCAGTATTTGGAAAATTATGTCGTGACGAACAAAAACAAGGAGAATTTTGTTTATCAAATACAGTCAAATTTAATTTTCCAGAACTTGCTTATTTGCTTTTGAATACATGTGGGACGAGCTGTTATGTTAAACGTGTTCCTGATTTTGCGTTTACAGCATCCGATGAGTTTAAATCTGGATTGTTTCAAGGTTATTTTGATGGAAATGGACAATTTCAATGTGATAAAAATCGCCACCAAATTAGATGTTGTGGTCGTAGTGAACAATTAATAAAAGACCTCGCACTGATTTTAAATTATTTTGATATATTTGGCTACATTAATTGTGAAAACAAAAATAATAATAAATTATATCATTTAAATATTTCGTCAAAGTATGCTAATATTTATCAAGAAAAAATTGGTTCAACCATTAATGCTGATAAATTACAAAATATTGTTAGTTATATTTCTAGAACAGATGTTAAATTATTAAGAGAACAAATTGATAAAATTAATGGACTTGGTGAAATAATTGCTCATTGTGGAAAAACATTACAATTGCCCGAACAAAGCAAAATTTACGGTTATTGGAAAAATAAAGAAAGTATTGGACGTAGAACATTAGAAATGTATTATGAAATATTCAAAAATCATCAAGACTCAAATAAAATTCATAATGAGTTAATTCTTATCGAACAGGCAATTCAATCACATGTTGTTTGGGATGAAATAATTCATATTGAGTATTACACACCAGAACAAAATAATTATGTTTATGATTTCACTGTTCCTGGCGATCAAACATTTATGACTGATTATGGTGTGCTTGTGCATAATACACTAAATACATTTCATTTTGCTGGAGTTGCATCAAAATCTAATGTAACACGTGGTGTTCCAAGAATAGAAGAAATTTTGTCTTTATCAAGCGAACCAAAAAATCCGTCATTAACAATTCGTTTAAAGGAAGAAGATGAAACACAAAAGGATAAAGCTCGTTCGATAATGTATATGTTGGAGCATACAAAATTACAATCGATTGTAAAATCTATAGAAATTTGTTTCGATCCTGATGATTTGAATACATTGATAGATGATGATAAAGAGACAATCTCACAATTCAAAGAATTTGAGAATATGGTTTCAGAATGTGCAGAGGTGAATTTGAGTAATGATGAAGATACAAAATCAAAATGGATAATACGAATGGAAATGGATGCAGAAATTATGTTGGATAAAAATATAACTATGGATGATGTTAATTTCACATTGAAAAATTCTTATGAAAATCAGATAAATTGTATTTATTCCGATTACAATTCTGATAAATTAATATTCAGAATTAGAATGAATGAAGTGATTAAATCAGGAACAAGTAGAGGTGGACAAAAGAAAACAAAGGTAAACCCATTAGACCAATCTGACCAGATTTATATATTGAAAAATTTACAAGACCAAATATTACAAAATATTGTATTAAGAGGTGTAAAAAATATAAATAAAGTCATTTTACGAAAAGTTAAAAATAACGTATTTGAAAATAATGGAGTTTTTGCAAAAAAAGATATTTGGGTTTTAGATACTGTTGGAACAAATATGTTAGATGTTCTTGCATTGGATTATATTGATGCATCCAAAACATTAAGTAATGATATTGTAGAAGTATTTAAGACATTAGGAATTGAAGCAGCACGACAATCAATTTATAATGAACTTGCAGAAGTAATTGAATTTGATGGTACATATATAAATTATCACAATTTTAGTGTTTTGGTTGATAGAATGACATTCACAAGTAAAATGATTTCAATTTTCAGACATGGTATCAATAATGACAATATAGGACCAATAGCAAAAGCATCTTTTGAGGAAACACCAGAGATGTTCTTGAAAGCAGCAAGACATGCTGAATTGGATACTTTACGAGGTGTTTCAGCAAATGTAATGTGTGGTCAGGAAGGATATTATGGAACAAGTTCGTTTCAAGTTGTTTTAGATATAGAAGAGATGCAGAAACTTGAAAATATAAGCCAATATAAACCAGTTGATGAAATAGATGAAATTGATAAATTCTTTGGTGACGTAGAAAACCCTGACGACCCGTGTGGTATAAATAAAATTGCTATTCAAAATAATGTAATCAATATAAAATCGTCATATGTTAGCAACGATAATGATTATAATCCAGGTTTTTAGATTTATACTGTTTATACCCTTGAATATTTCAAATAAAAAAAAATTTATTATTATTTACGATTATGCTTTCAAAGTTGCAAATATTTTTTTGTGAAGCAACAAGAATATTATTCTTATTTATTATAATTCTTATTATGTATTAAACATTTAATATATAATAATATTATGGAAATTTTTTTAATTGTAATAGAAAAAATATTTGGTACAAAAAATTTCACAAATAATACTCTTATAGGGTTATTATTTAATATTTTTAAAAATACTTCTGATATTAATATAATAAAAAAATATAGTTTTATAAAAAAAACATTAGATAATTGTTTTTTGAATAACTACGATAAAGAAGATTTTCTCAATATTTTGAATAAAATACAAAGAATAAGTTTTGCTTTAAGTAGATTTTCACATATTTGTAAATTTAAAAAAAGTAAAATAATAGTAAATGAAGATATGTCATTAACACCAATTAAAATATACGACAAAGGTATTATTTGTTTATATCAAAATAAATACCGATATTTATTCAACATTAACGATTTGATAAATATTATTAATAATGCTTTAACAAATTCAAATTTTTTTTTCTCTAAGCCTTTAGTTATTAAAAATCCATTTAACAATATTCCATTTAATAAGTCTTCATTATATAATATTTATTTTTTTATAAGATTCCAAACATTAGTGATTCCGGACTTAATACATAAGTATTTTTTAACAAATTTTAATTTGTGTGATTTTACTAGAAAATTTGAATATTTGATTAGAGAAAATATTATTGATAATTATATCCCGAATAATACTGAAATTGTATTATGTAATTTAATTATTGAAATGATTTATGTATATAATATATGTAATAATAGAAAAAATATAAAAATTTCTTCTGATTTTCCAATCAAACAAATTGTTATTATATTTACACCATATTTGAAGTTGTATCTAAAATATAAATATTCTTTAATATTTGATAATAAAGATGATGAAAAAAAAATATTGTTTTCAAAATTGCGAGAATTTTATAATTATAATCCAAATTTTAGTAGAAAAATACTTTTATTAGAGAATACAATTGGAAATAAAAATAAATATACACATTCTTTTGATTATAAACATATAACATATAAAAGAGAACCAGTACGTGATATACTTATCGTAGAACCATAGGTTCTTCAACATTTTTTCAACACACAATTCCGCTTGTGGTCGGGTGTTTTTGCTACGCAAAAAATATTAATCACAATTCCGCTTTCAACGTCTTACTTTGTTGAAAAGAGTCGGGTGTTTTTGCTACGCAAAAAATATTAATACTCTTCTCTCACAAAAGAATTATATAATTTACTTTTGAGAGAAAAAAAAAGAATTTTATAATTTACGTTTGAGAGAAAAAAAAAGAATTTTATAATTTACTTTTGAGATAAAAAAAAAGAATTATATAATTTACTTTTGAGAGAAAAAAAAGAATTATATAATTTACTTTTGAGAGAAAAAAGAATAGTTAAAATACAATTATACTTTTGAGAGAAAAAAAAACCGACTCTTACTATATTGAAAGCGGAATTGTGATCATTGAAACAAAAAAATATTAATACTCTTCTCTCAAAAAAGAATTATATAATTTACTTTTGAGAGAAAAAAAAAGATTTATATAATTTACTTTTGAGAGAAAAAAGAATAGTTAAAATACAAATATACTTTTGAGAGAAAAAAAAACCGACTCTTACTATATTGAAAGCGGAATTGTGATCATTGAAACAAAAAAATATTAATACTCTTCTCTCAAAAAAGAATTATATAATTTACTTTTGAGAGAAAAAAAAAGATTTATATAATTTACTTTTGAGAGAAAAAAGAATAGTTAAAATACAAATATACTTTATTTATCAAAATCATTGAAACAAAAAAATATTAATACTCTTCTCTCAAAAAAGAATTATATAATTTACTTTTGAGAGAAA